GCGATGCGCACTACAAGAATCACGAGGACCGCGACACCGCCGTTCGCTACGCCATCGTGCAATCCGTCATCGCCCTGCTGGAGGCTGCATGACCGTACAGGAAATCCATCGGCAAGTCATGCAAGGCGTCGAAGCCAGCCAGGAAGCCGTGTGGCGCGTCGCGCGGCAGTTGAATGGGATCAGTCACATCACCGTCAACGCAAGCCGCCTAGCGCCATCCCGGGCCGCTGCCGCCGATTTTGCGGACTCTGGCGACCTGTCAATGCAAGTAAGGCTGGAGGTGAAACACCTGACCTGTGACTTCACGAGCGCACGCGATTGGCCGTTCGGCTCCAAATTCATCGTGACGAGCAAATCGGCGCACGACAAGGCATGGCCAGTGCCGGCGCGCTACCTCATCGTCAACCGGCAGATGACGCATGTGGCGGTGGTCAAAGTCGCGGATCGCGAGCGCTGGACCGTCGAGAAGAGACGGGACAAGGTCAGCGGCGAGTTGAAGGATTTCTACTTTTCACCGCTGGACAGCGTGAAATTTTGCGCAATCGAGGAGCTGAGATGAGGAAGCCGCATCACCGAGCCAAGCTGACCGATGAGCAGGTGCAACGCATGAGGGCGATTTACGCGAGCAATGCCGGCAAGACAGGCAAGTACGCACGGATCGGCTACAAGACGTTGGCTGAGATGTTCGGCTGCGGCGAGTCAACAGCCAGGGATATTTGCAAACATTGGACGAGGGCCGCAGCATGAGCCAATCGCGCAAAGGATCGTTCGTTGAAGCCGTGATGAACGTGGCAGTCGGCTATGGCGTGGCGCTGCTGTCGCAGCTGATCATTTTTCCGTGGTACGGCATCCATGTGCCGCTGTCGACCAATATTGCCATCGGCATCTGGTTTACGGTCGTGAGTCTCATCCGCTCATATTGCATACGGCGCTGGTTCAACGGCTTCAGGAGCAAAACATGATTCTCGCCATTGATCCCGGCACAGACCAATCCGGCTGGTGCGTCCTGTCTTTCGGCAAGGTGATTGATTCGGGCGTGGCTCCGAATGACTTTCTACTGGATAAGGTGCACCACTTCTCCGGCGATCACATCGCAATCGAGATGATCGCAAGCTACGGAATGGCGGTTGGTCGGGAAATTTTCGAGACATGCGTCTGGATTGGTCGATTCATGCAGGCATGGCGCAACCCGAAGGCGGTAAGGCTGATCTACCGGCGCGATGTGAAGCTGCGCCTTTGCGGCACAGTCAAAGCGAAAGACGCGAACGTTCGACAGGCGCTGATCGACATGTTCCCGAAGACGGGCGGCGGCAAGATTCCGCAGATCGGGACGAAGGCGCAGCCAGGGCCGTTATATGGCGTGGCTTCCCATGCGTGGGCGGCCGTAGCAGTCGCGGTGACGGCTTTGGATTAAGAGCGATCGATGAGCAAGCTATCGCCATGGGAATTGCTGGATCTTCGCCTGTCAAGGGAAGGGAAGCCACCTTCGCGGGCGCTCGAGCAGCGGTATTACGGCAATCCCGCCGACGTGGTGCAGTTTGAGCAAGAGAAGCAGCGCAAGAAAAAATCCGGCAAGAAATCGAAGAAAAGGAGAGGACGATGACCGAACTGTTCAAGAGTGCACACAATGCGCTGACCTTCGCCTACAGATTCAGCAGCGAGCAATATAACAGGCCGATGATGAACAAACTGGCGGACAAGACGGCGCGTACCGGAAAAGGGCTGGCCGGATTGGCCGGCGCGGGCCAGGCTGGCATGATCCGAAGGGAAGTCAAGGAACTGGGCGCGCTGCATGAGGCGATCGTGATTGCGTCCTTCGCGCCGCCCTCGACACCTTGCGCCTGCAAAGCGCCGTGCTGCTCTGGCGAAAAGGCCAACAAGGAGTGGAGCGAGGCGATCTACCTGATCACCATGGCGGCCATGGAACGGCTGTCCGGCAAGCTGTCGCATTATCAGCTGCGGCGCGGCATCGTGGAGCGGCAGTTCGGCGTCAAGCGCACGCTCTCCGATTTGGCGGAGCAGTGCCGGGTCAACCGCGACACCGCGTCCGAGCACAACGCGATTCTGACGGCGTGGCTGACCGGGGATAAAAAGCAGACCGGACCGAATACCAGGATCGGCGAGATAGCCCGGGCCATCGCGGCGGCCGGCGACCGGCTGTCGCAGGCAGGGATGATCGGCGTTGATGAATAGCAAAATCGCCTTGACATTGCTTTGCGGAAAATACATACTAAGTGGATACGGTGTATTCGTGTCTCGAAAGCTCGCTCAGGCGGGCTTTTTTCGTTTACGCGGTTCAATCTGGAGGCTATATGGCGCTGATGACGATCCTGCAACTACTGTTCGGCATGATCTGGAGCGCCTGTGGCTTCCGCATCTGACCGCGAGCGGATCAAGCGCGAGCTCGGCTTCGATCTGGTGCAGGGCTGCGAGTACCGGCTGGATGACCGCCAGTACTCCGTGACGCACATCCCGCCGCCCAAACCGGAACCGGAGCCCGTCACGATTCTCGATTACGACTGCGACGGCATCTATTAACGTTTTGTACCGCGTCTCCTCCCTCCAATCCTTTGGATGGACTTTGGCCCGCCTGGCTTATCACCGGGCGGGTTTTTTATTTGGCCAACCACTGAGGCCGGGCCGCCAGCGCGCTCTAGCGGCGGTTTGAATAGCGGGCGCAGCAACCGACGAACCAAGGCTAGGCGCGGCACCGACGCAGAACACCGCGGGCGGTCTCCTACCGCAGCTCATCGCGGCGTTGCGCTTGGCGCGGGCGGCTGCACCTACAGGAGTGGCAAATGAATCGCATGCAGCACCCGTCAAATAACTCCGTGCTGGGCGCGCCTGCGGGCTGGGATCAGAAGGAACTACCCTGCGGAGCATTGCCGATCACGCGTACAGAATGCGAGGGCTTGCCGGCGGTTGTGTCGTTCTGGAAGCCCACTGCCGAAGAACTGGCCATGCTTAATGCAGGTGGATCCGTTGCGCTTTGGGTTATCGGGCAAACCATGCCGCCGGTTTCGCTGACCGTGGACGCCAACTGAGCGGCTGACGCGAGCAGCACAGAAACGGATGATCGAAAATGGGACGCAAATCATCGCTGACAGAAAAGCAGTGGGCCGAGATAGAAAGGCGGCTCCTTGACGGCGAGGCAGGCAGGGCGCTTGCCAAGGAATTTGGCGTTTCTGAATCAGCGATTCGAAAGCGTTTTGGAGCGCAGGTAAAAAAAATAAAAGACGTTGCAAATCAATTGGTTGCAACAGAGTCGGCTTTTAAATCGCTGCCAATTGGTGCGCAAATAAGTGCGCGCACTTTGGCGGATCGACTGATTTCGATTTCTGAGCATTTGGCGGGCGCGGCAGAGTATGGCGCCGCCACTGCGCACCGCCTTTCCGGCATTGCTCACAACAAGGTTTCAGAGATTGACGACGCGGCACCGCTGAACGAGGAAAGCCTGGAATCGCTGAGGGGCATTTCCGTGCTGACCAAGATGGCGAACGAATCCAGTACGATCGGGCTGAATCTGCTGAGCGCCAATAAGGAAATGGTCAAAGCCAGCATGCAGGACACGCCTGTTTTGCCAGTCAAGATCGTCGTCCAAGTCGAAGATGCAAGCCAGCCCGAGCCCTAAGCTCAACCGGCCGCAGGCTCGCTTTCTCGCATTGGACCGCAAATTCCGGGCATTCGTGGCCGGCTTCGGCAGCGGCAAGACTTGGGTAGGCAGCGCCAGCCTGTGCCAGCATGCATGGGAATGGCCTAAGGTCAATTCTGGCTATTTCGCGCCGACCTATGCGCAGATCCGGGACATTTTCTATCCGACGATCGAGGAAGTGGCTGAGCAGTGGGGCTTGACCACCGACATCCACGAATCGAACAAGGAAGTTCACCTGTTCTCGGGCGGCCAATACCGCAGCACGATCCTGTGCCGGTCGATGGAAAAGCCCGGCGACATCGTGGGCTTCAAGATTGGCAAGGCGCTGATTGACGAACTGGATGTGATGAAGGCGCAAAAGGCGGCGATCGCCTGGCGCAAGATCATCGCCCGGATGCGGTACAAGCTGGACGGCCTAATGAACGGCATCGATGT